TGTCTGCATCTAATTTAATGCTTACCATCATTCATTACCTCCACTCGGATCAAAGTCAAACACAGTCTTTTTCGGTATAGGCTTACTCAATAAAGTTGTGTCAAATGTACCGTATTGGATTGCCCCTATGAATATCCATTCAACAACTCTGTTTTTATCATCCTTTACCTCATGGATCATTTTACAGCCTTTATCTTCCATCATCTTTCTAAGATCATTCTTCTGTTTAGTTGAATCGCCACGCTCAAAGTTCATGTATGTCATAGTTTTCATTAGTGCCATTATGCTACCTCCGCAACCTTATGAGCCGCCGCCCAATCGTGATATGTCGTGTATGGTACTACCTCATTCGTACCGTCTGCCCCTCTTGCCCTTCTGAATGATGGTTTAACCCCTGCTACTTCGATTATGAATGTACAGCGACAATTAATATCATCTGCTGCTGTGCCTAAACTGCCCGGATATAATCCTGAACCTCCTGCACTACTATGAAATTCTTCTTGAACTCCGACCGTCTTACCATCTAAACTTTGGTGTGCATCCCTTGTTCTGCTATCCAATGTAGCAACCCATACTTTCTCAGTTTTCACACCCAAATCATCAGCATGTTTCATACCTTCAAATCTGCCTATATTATTGATCCGGTGTGTTTCAGTATTCGCTATCCGTATAGCTTTCTTTGCATCATCACCATATAGCTTTTTAATGTTGTTCATCGTCTTGCCATAGCTTGAGCCATTGATTAATGACCTTGTGATCTCCTGATTAGTCTTGCTAATTATATTCAGCCTATCCCTTGCAAATCGCTGATCTAATGTCAAGCCATCTATTGGGTTCTGTATCGCTGCTGTGATTCGTGCCTCGTCTATCGGGATATAGCTTAGCTTAGCTTGTATGTCTTTCTCTATCGCATAGCCTGTTCTGAAATAGCTGTCCTTGTAGTCTACATTCAGCCCATTGTTAAGCAGCCTTTTATCTTTAGCATATAGTGAAGTCAGTTCCTTCTGCATTTCAATTTCCATCTTTTTAAGCCTGTCATACTTCGCCATCTCCGCAAATGTTAATTTACCACCTACCTCGTATTTAGCTGTTGCCTCTGCAAAGATATTCCGGACCTGCCTATATGACTTTTTGTAGTTATTACGATAACCTTTTTCAATCCTTCTTAATCGCCTTGCTGCTGCTTTATCAGCATCGTTTAAATCCTTCTTTATTGACATTATATCACCTGCCTAATTGAACATACTTAGTTGTCCATATGTATTAGCTGCTATTATTGCAGCCTGTTGTTTTTCGAGTTTCTTTTTGGTTCGGTATCTTCTCATTCTTTCTCTTGCTAACTTTTTTGTTTCTGGTCTTGCTCTATATTCAACATTATATTCCTTGCGTTTTTTTATTTCTTCTGCTGAATAACCTAAATAGCGTTTTCTTTCATATTCCTTTTTACGTTCTTTGATTTCTGGCTTATTTGAATAAGCCTTTATTTGCATCAATATTATACTTTTATTTTCTGTTGGTAAATTTTGATACCTCAAACGCTGTTTTTTCTTGGCTGCTTCTTTTTTTTCAAGTGTCCTGTTTGCTCGCCATTCTCTTCCTTGTTTAGTGATTGCTTTTTTTTGCTCGGATGTCCTGTTTGCTCTTGCAATTCTTTGCATCTTCATTTCATATAAATGTTGTTCTTCAGGTGTTCTTAATTCACCATTTGCAACCCTTCTTTTATATGATTCATTTTTTGCTATTTTTGAATTTTCTATTTGTTCTTTTGTGCGTTTAACACCTAACGAGCTTCCTGCTGTTGGGCTATTATTGTATAGCCACTTCCAATGCTCAACGGTATCGTTATATTTATCGAGATATGTTTGCTCTAATGGCACGCATTCTTTCCTCGTATCACATTTTCCATATATACCGAACTCGAATGCCTTTTCACCATATAATTTAGTATTTTTATTCCATGCGTTTTGTAGGTGTTTATTGCCATGTTCATTTTTTCTTAATTGACGCAAATGTTCATACCATCTATGGTAAAAGCTAATACTTGCACTACCAATATAAAACATTCCACTAACTAAATTCGCTATAAAGTAAACACCCATCTTATCATCATTCAACATTGTTCTATTTACCTCCAAATAAAACTAAATAAGAATTATTGGCAGGGCGGCACTCCTGCATACCTTTTAACCTCGAGGGCGTGTCGGGAACCTTTCCGATCCTCAACAATTCTTATATCTTCTGTCTATTCTTCATCATCACCCTCGCCCTCTAGCGGTGCATTCATATCAATCATACCTTCTTGCTGTTCTGCCATCTGTTCAACAACCTTCTTAGGATCGTCGATAAACGACATTAAGCTATACAGTAATTCATCTGGTATAATCCCCTTCATAAGCTGTGCTGTCTTTGCTTCATCTAATAGATTCAATGGGAAATTACGTGTCCATATGAATACCATCATCAGGTAATCAATATCAGTGCCTTTGATAGCCCATGCAGAACCTAATATCTTATACTGTGTTCTTAGTGCTGCATCAAATTTACGTTCACTGATTATACACTTTGATTCTAATGCAAACATTTTGAACTTCATAGCAATACCTGATACATTACCACCGAATGCCTCATCATTGAAGTTTACCGACTTAGCGAATCGGTATATGTTTTCTTCCAGTCTATCAAGGTGATGTTCAACAACTGCATCATCTAATTTCTTAGTGATAAACTCCATGCGTGAATTTTCCTCTGGGAAACTAAACACACCTGTTTTCTTCGCTTTTTCCAAATCATCATCATCAATCGACACACCATACATTGCCATATATGCAAGCCTGAATTGCTCTATCTCTGATGCTACATCGGATAAGGTAAAGTCATAATCATCAATCAGGTTATACACCTTATCACAATCGCCCTGTATTTCCTCATTGTTCTTGAACTGTATCATCGGTATACCGTCAAACATATGTGACATGGGATTATTGCCTTCTTTGCCCTCATATGGATGGAATGTCATATCCGATGTTGTACTGCCTGATGATTCTGCTGATATATAAAAGGTTATATTCTTATCATCGTACCATTCCACATAAGTGAATGGCTTTTCATTTATTATAATCTCATAGTATCGCATTGCATATTGTGCTTCGTTCAACGAACCATCGTTTATAAATATACATTCCCATGGATTGATATTCTTTACTCTTTCCTTGCCGTCTGTATCGATATATAATAGTCTCGCAGCATAACCACATATCGATGCCATCTTCTCTGTTTCACCGTCAATATCCTCAACATCGTTACGTGTATTAAATTCTTCAATGACCTTAAAATCCATTGCATAACGCTTTTCATCGAATATATCCTCTCCATCTTCGACAACCTCTGTGTAATTCCTTTTATCTAATTCATATATAATCGGATTACCTAGCATATAGCCTATCTTAACATCGATTACATCTGCATCAAAGGCGTTGTTATCTTTTCGGTTTATCTTCTGTGGGCTGTCCTTAAACTCCCGTGTGAATATTGGTACACCGTCGGGATCTAACGATGCCTTATACCGTTTATAGTTGGCTATCATCTTATCTTTTTTCGGTTCATGGTCTTTGATTAGATCATTTAAAATCCCTGATATCGTACTATTGCCATCACGCTTTATCTTCTCAATTACCCATTCCATGTTCAACATATATTATATCACTCTCCCATTACATAAATGCTTTCGCTGCCGTCATTCGCCTGTCTGACATTATATTTTCAAATGCATATCTTATCGCATCTGGTACATGATCATTCTGTTTAACCGGATCTTTCAGCACATTGCCGTCTTTATCTTCTCGCCATTTATATTGTGAAAAGTTGTTCTTTGCATTCTGACAGGTTATATTAATTATAATAGTCTGTGTCTGCATCCAATCAATACCGAAGTTTACACTACCATGACCTTTTTTCGCTGCTAATGCTTTCATACCTAATTGTCGTAATTTGGTTATCCCTCGTTTTTCTTCACTATCACATGTAACATATTCTTTGCCGAATAACTCTGTACCCTCTTTGTATATGTCCTCAAACGACATCTCAGCCCTGTATATCTCATCAAGTATGTATATGGTTTTCTTATCTTTGTTATAATGACATCTTACTATTGCTGATGGTGTGGCATATCCAAAATCTATACCGTTATAGAAGTTATCAAAGTTTTTACGTTCTTCTGCCAGATCACGCATTGTCCAGTTAGTGAATATAACATTACCTAATACGCCCCAATTACCGAGGGTATATACCTGATGATAATAGTAATCTGTTTCATCTTCCAATAATGCAATATCGCCTTTATCCAAGAATCTTAGATTGTCTTTGTATGTTGTTTTTAGAATACTTACTTTATTATCTTTATAAAATTTTTTATCATCATCCCATGATTTAAAATACTCGGTAAATATCCAATGACTTCTTAATATCGGATTGAATGATAACATCAATCGCTTAGATACCGTTGCTCTACCACGTAGGCGTCGCTGTAGCTGTCTTACATCGTTCTGCCCTACCTCTGTTGCCTCTTCTATCCAAATGTCAGTAAGGACGCCCTTAGCAGGTGTGATAGACTTTATCTTCTCAACATCATCAAGTCCAGCAAATAATATCTGATATCCATTATCGCATGTGATCTTCATATCTGACCGATTGACCTTGAATACCTTAGTCAATTTGAACGCTGATATTGCCTTTAGTAATTCATTGAACATACTGTTATGAATAGTCTTTTGAACATTCCTGATACATAAGTAATTATGTCCACCTGCAGCAACATCCATTACGCATCGTTGTGTCATGAATACAGATTTACCCGATGAACTGCCACCGAATAATATTTGTGTCGGCGTTTCATCTTTCAGAAATGGTATATAACATTTATTAAATACTTTGCTGTTTATCGTTAAATTAATCGCCGCCATCATCATCAACTACATCGATATATATTTTAGTTTCGCCGATATTTTCAACCACTTGTTTATCAGTATATCCATGACAAGGTTGCTTTAGTATAAAGATTGACATGGTATTATTAAGCGAACCAGTAAGACCGCCCATCTCTAAATATAAGGATTGTTTAATCAATGCTTTTTCTTTAGTGTTCATTAATTCGGGAATTTCATCGCATAATTGGTAGAACCTTGTACGCCCTATTCCTTCTTGATTATTGAACATCAAACAAAAAGCGTTTATATGTGGATAATCATTATCTCTAACAAATCGCTTAAATTCTTCTATTAATTTACTTGGTTCTATTGATACTGGTCTACCTGCTGGCATATCTATTCACCTACTTTTATTAACTTGTGACGAACCACAACTTTCACATCTAATTACACCTGTATGTTTTCTACTGATTATTGTTTTGCTATCGCAATGCTCACATTTGTATATATTATATTCTTCTTGTTTTAGTGTCGAATCTGCAAGTGTGATTGATCCAAATAACTGGAATATTTCTGGCGATCTCCATGCCGTTGGTATTGTGTTTGTTAGAGCCATATCATCCACCCTCTTAAAACTAAAGGGCAACCATAACAGTTGCCCTCCTATGTTATGTGATTTTACTCGTTATACATATCAACTAATATATGACCGCCCATTTCATCAACCCTTGTTACAAATGCATCGAAATCATCCATGCTCTGTTTACCGTTTATAAAGTTGGTTACATTTTCATTTATGAATGTATTTAATGGTGTTGCAATTTCCTTGAATATCTCACTGTCTGCTTCGTTAAGTACTACAGCAGGGATAGAATAAGTATAAACATTATCGCCGTATACCTTACCTGCCGGAGCCCACAACCTCGCACCATCGAACCATCTGTCATTGTAATACTCTACATCGGTGAATACTTTCATCCAATTACTATTTTCACCTGTGCCGTAAAACTCCATAATGGTATTCTTAAATGCATCGGTTTTCTGTACTCCTACTTCGGTATTGCCAAATTCGCCTGATGCTAACTGTTTACATGTAATTCCTTCTTCACCCCAATATAACAAATCATGCGATGCCTGTAGGTCATATGTCCAGTCTAACATAGCAAGTATATTATCAAGCGATTCTGTCTTAGCTGATATAACCGATCCTGTTGTACTGAACCTGCTTTTACCTGCCCATCCATAGGACTTTCCGTTATAACTTGGTGGTATGAATGCCTCAAACTGTCCTGTTAAACCATTCTCTTTTAACCCATTATTATGGGTAGGCTGATTCATCATATTATCAACCCAGAACTGAGTTGATCCATCCATGGCATCTGTGTACCATTGTGGTTCGGGATATGC